ACGTACGCCATCTCGCGCACCTTGCGCCCGGCACGCTGCACGAACAGCACGGCTTTACCGGCAGACACAGGTGCAACGGTAGAACTGCCGTGCCGCGTTGTAGGCTTGCCGGAAATGTTCGTCGGCGTCATGGCCTCGTTCAACGACGAGGGCCGCAGATGCCACTCCCCGCGGCTGGTCCCGGCGAGCAGACCCTTTTCGCTCGGCGCGAGCCAGCGCACTGCGTTCACGTCGTCAGCATTCATGACGAACGACACAGCATTGTCGTCCGCCACGGTGCCGTCGGTCGCGCTCGGCGAGAAGTTCGTGTGATTCCCGGTCTTCGAGCCGTCAAGACGCTGCGGGTAGCTCGCGGCACCGGCGAACCATAGCCGATCTTCGAAGAACGTACCGCAACGCGGGAAGCCGGTCGTGCCGGAATAGACGCCCATGCGCCACGCCGTCTTCGCATTCGTATTCGTCAGAGTCTCGATCACAGTCACGGTGACGACAGTCGTCGACGTCCAGCCGGTGACTTCAACGTAACCCCAGTCGTCGCCTTCCTTAAGGCGAATCAGGCGGCCGACGTCAGTCGACGCAAAGCCTGCGCCGCCGTTGATACCTGTCACGGCGGACGCTGTAAGCGTCACGCCACTACCTGTAGCAGCGCTCGGCGTGAGCGTCGTAGACGTGGTGTTCTCCGCGTCATACGGACCGTCCGTGAACGCGATGTCCGAAAGCGTCCACGACACAGCAGAGTTGCGCACCAGCTTCTGCGGCGGGAAATCCGGGTGCATGACGTACAGCGTGTCGGCCGATTGCGTGACCCGAATGTCGGCGACGTCCGTCTCGTCGAACGTCGTGGCGACTTCGAAGATCTCCGCCATGTTGCCGGACGTGAACGTGTCGTAGGCGGTCGTGTCGATGTTGTTGCCGTCACTGTCCGTGAGCTCGAACGTGTCGCTGGTTTTGTTCGCGACGACGACTTCGCGGTTCGCCAGCTGCGTCATGCCGACGATGCTCGACAAATAGAGGCGGTCGCCGTCGCTGTACCCGTGCGCCACCTTCGTCACCACGCCCGGGTCCGCCTTCGTGATCGACGTCATGCTCTGCGCCGTGTTCGTCAGGATGCCGTGCGACGTGAAGAAGCGGATGTACTGCTCCCCGAACTCGAGGATGTACGTCTGCGCGATGGAGTATTGGAACGCGATGACGCGCGACAGCTTGTCGTGATGCTTCGTCTGGTGCAGATAGGCGGTGCCGGGACGGCGCGTCCAGGCACCTTGCGCCAGCGGCACAGCGTTCAAACAGACATACAGACCGGAGGCGTACTTCTCGATATCCTGCCGGCCGAGCAGCAGCGCGCTGAGCTCTCCGCCGTTGAACGAGTTTTGGATGTTGCTGGCGCGGGCCATCTAGCGCCTCGCCGCTATCCAGTCGTCCTCGGGGAACTCTTGGCCGTCTTTCTCGATGGCGCCGGTGCGTCGACCTTCGTCGATCGCCTCGTCTTTGTCCGCGCGCATCGACTCCTTCCTCGTCGTGACGCCGGTGATCTCCTCGCAACACTCGAAGGCGATGTCGGCGGCGAGCGCCTCGACGAACGTCGCATCGTAGAAGGCGGTATCCGTGATGCGCGCGATGTAGCGGATCTCGAGCGGACTGCCGTCACGGCTAAGAATATGCAGGCCCTCTGGTTTCCAGTCAGGGGCGATGCCTGTCTCGTTGTCGCGCAGCAGGCGGATGAAGTCGTTCGGCAGACTGTAGCGGTCCCAGTCGCCCCACGTCGGGGCCTCGCCGTCGGCAGCGATGGATGCGCGCTTGATCGCGAAGGACCAATCGTACCGGCGCAGCAGCTTGTCGCGCAGGACGTCGAAGCACGCATTGATCGAGCGCGCATTCGGGTGATCCTGGGACAGCGCCTCGATGCGCTTCGCGCCCAACTTCTGGAGGGCGCGGTTGGCGATTGCTACTTTACTGACCGCCACGGGGCGCCTCCTTTAGTCTACTTCGATATCAAGCGTGATGCCGAAGTTGTTGACGACGGCGCCCGGCGTCCACGCTGCGAGCGCGCGCAGGACCGCGGTGAACTGACGGCCGGTAGCAGACAGGGCCTGCCCTTCGAATGTGAAGGGGAAGCCGGCGTACCATGGTGCGTGCAGCACGTTCGTCGCGAGCGGCTGCACCAGAGTCGGCATAACAGCTTGCAGCTGCGTCGGGCTGGCGGCAACCGTGCCTAGCTGGCCCGTCCAGCCGGTGTCATCGAAACGATACCGCCCGACTGCTTTCGCCACGTTAGACGCCGCAATCGGGTGCGTCACGTTGTCGCCGACTGCTGCCGGCACGTCAGCCGTGCGGAAGATCAGGAGCTCGATGTCCGCGGCAGCCGTCACGACGTCACCGGACGCGGTCGTAATGTCGATCTCGGCAGCGAACAGCTTGCCTTGCTTAAAACCTTCGAGATCGAACGTCGCGCGCACGACCGAGCCGGCCGTCGCGCTGTTGCTGATCTCGTCGCCGGCGGCGTACGCAGTAGCAACACCGGGCCGGGCGATCGTGCTGCGCATCCGCAGAATTTTGCTCACGGCGTTACACCAGGCTGTCGCCAGCGGGCGGCCAGCCTTCGCTCGTCACCTTGGCTTTGATCGACTCCAGCATCTGCAGGACGTGCGCTTTGGTGTTGAAGCCGGCGTTGTCGCCTTCGCCGAGAGTAGCCTTCAGGATACGCAGTTCGAGGATGTTCGATCCGGTCAGCGTGGCGCCGGTCGTCACGACAGCGACGTCCACGTCGCCCGCGTCGGGCCGTGTCGCCACAGCGCCGAAAACCCAACTTTCGTTTGCCATTCGCTACTCCTTAGTCGGCCGCCGGGACTTCCGTCTCGGTCGGCGTTACCTGCAAGGTCGCCTGCGTGGGGAAGCCACCGGCGCCTTCGTGCCCGGCCCCGTACCGGCGGATGAACGCCAGCATGAGAGCTACGAGCTCCGCGTCCGTCTTCACCGCGGTCAGCAAGAGGTTGACGTTCTCGCCGAGATTGACGACTACCGGCGTGAGGGTGCCGGCTTCGTCGATGCCGGTGACGGCGCTGTCGCCGATCGGGAAGCTGGTCGGCGTTCCCTCGGAAGCGAAAGCGTACTCGAAATCAGCCACACGGCCCTCCTTGAATTAGACCCCGCAGCGCCGGTAAGGGCGCCGCGGGTGAATCACTGCAGCCCAGCCGTTACTCCGGCAGGACGTACTCGACCATCATGGCGTGGTTCACGCCCGCGCCGAGCACCGTGACGATCGCCAGGGCGATGTCGACTTCCGCGTCGCCGGTCGCGCCGGCGGTGCCGATCTGCGTGGCGTACGCGGCCGCGATGGTCTGCGTGCGCTCGAGGGCGGTCGGGGTCACGAGAATCGTGGTCCCGTCTTTTTCCGCCGCCATGTCGAAGTTGGTCGCGAACACGTCGTCGTCGATCGCGATGCCGTCCGGCCGGTAAAGGCCGCACTTCACTGCGCCGCTGGACGTGGTGGCACCGAACAGCTTGACGTCCTTGATGAGCGCACGAACGGGCACGCGCACGAAGGTGTACCACTGGCCGGTAGTGCCGCCGGTAAAGTTGGCGGCAGCGAGATAGCCGAAAGCGGTGCGGACGACGCCGCCCTTCTCCTGGCTGTTGACCTTCACAACCGGCGTCGCCGACTGGTCGGTCACTACTTGTGAGCTCGAAACGAGAGCCATGTCTATTCTCCTAGTTCAGCCGGGTTAGATCTGGTCGTCGCAGAGGACTTTGATCGACTTCCCGAGTTGCGTCCGGGTCGCGCCCATCGTCATGCACAGGTAGACTTGCGTCGCGTACGACTTGTCCGCGCGCTTGCCGATTTCGGCAGCCATGTCCTTCCAGACGCCGAGATACAGACCCGACTTGAGCCACAGCGGCACCAGGCGGTTGCCCGACACGATGTTCAGGCGCTCGGTGAGGATGAAGTCCACGCCCATGAAGCGCCGGACGCGGCCGTCGACGAGGACGGCGCTGTTGCCGTAGTCCTTGTTGACGACTTGGATCTCCTTGAGGAGAGCGTCGTGCTCGAAGGCGCCGATCGCGCCGTGCACGGGCTCCGTGAGATCGCCCTTGTTGGCGGTCATCAGGAGGCGGACGCCTTTCTGCAGCTTGGCGACGTTCAGGCTCGAGGCCGTCCCGCCGATGTCGACGCCGACGTCGTACGCGGAATCCCACGGCTCGCTGGTCGTGCCGTTCTCGCCGGTGAAGTTCGTGCCGAAGACGGACGTCAGGATGATGTCGTCCTTTTTGCGGGACATCGCGGCGGAGCCGGCGCGGGCGTACGGGCTGGTGAGCTCGATGATCGCGCGCAGCTGGTCCTCGGTGTCGATGAGCGACGCCCACTCGTAATCCTTCGGGTGCACCCAACGCTTGTCTTGCGACAGGTCGAGCAGCGGAGTGTCGGCGTGGCGGCTGGTTTTCTCTTGCGCGGTCGCTTCGCCGAACTGCTCGACGACGGACGCGGCTTTTCCTACGTGGCTGCCGGTGGAAACCGCGGCGGCCAGGCGCGAGCCTTCCTGCTGAAGCAGGAGCTCGACGTTCGCCTTGTACTGCTGTACTGAGGCGACGGTGATGTTATCGGGCACGGATGCCTCCTGTTAAGGGATTGAATCGACGACGTTTGTGCCGATCAGGCTGGCACTCGCCGGCTTATCCCTTACGGGGGCCTCCGGGTCGACGACCTAGTTGCGGGGGCCCGGGGGCCTTGTCCGCAAATCGCCTACCACTAGAAACAGTCTATCACAAGCTGTTTTTCAGCCCTTTTTCGGCAGGCTGAGTGTCTTCCCGAGAGGGGCCGAAGGCCCCGAAATTTTCGTGTTGGTCAGAACGTACTCCTCCCACAGCCGGGCCGTGTCGAGCGTCCCCGCGGCGAACCCCTTCTCATGCGGAGTGGGGTGCGCCGCGGCGGCCTCGATTAAGCGCAACCGAATCTCGCGCTCGTCCACGTCACGCCTCCGGGTACATGATCTTGAACAGCTTGCTCTGCGCTTCCTGTGCCCCGGCGTGGCCAGGGTGCGACTTGTCGCGCAGGGCGGCCATGAAGTTCGCGTCCAGCTTTTTGGTTTCCCACTGCTGTTTCGCCTCGGCCGGCGTCAGGGTGTTCTCGAAGCGCTGGTCCGACTTGTCGCCGGCGCCGACGAACGTATCCTCGCTCATCTTGCCGCCCAATTCGGCGAAGAACTTCATCGTCTTCGCATAGCCGAGCGTCTGTTCCATCGAGTCGATCATCTCGCCGGTGAAGCCGAGAGCGGCCGCCGCGGTCTGCGCCATGTTCATCATGCGCTCGTGACCGCCCTTCCACTCCGCGAGCAGCGCCTGCTTGTCGGCGGTGACGGACGTGTTGTAGTCGGCCGCCGCCTTCGCTGCCGCCTCGGCGTAGAAGGCGTTGTGCGCGGCGGACATCTCCTTCGCCTGCGCGGCGGTCAGACCGGCCTTATGGAAGGCGTTCTTCGCCCACGTCTGGAAGTTCGGATCGGGCGTAGTGCCCTTCGGCACGTCGAGCTCGTACTTGTCGGCCGTCTCCGGCATGCCGAGTTTCGAGAACGCGGCGCGCATGCCTTCCGGATCGTCGGCGCGCGGCAGGACGAGTAGCGTGTTCGGGTCGCGACCGATGAACTTCTCGGCCTCGCGGTAGGACTTCACGGCGTCCGGGGCGCCCTGCCAGCCTTTTTGCTGGACGTAGGCTAGATCGGCGGCCTCGGTGTAGCCGTGCCAGGGGGTTTCCGGTGCGGCGGGCGCTGCGGGAGCCGCGGGCGCGGCAGGGGCTGCGGGAGCCGCGGGCGCGGCAGGGGCTGCAGGGGTCGTCATTGGCTTATCCTTTCAAGGGGCCGGTTATAGTCCGAGCTCGACGAGCCCGGCGATGAAATCTTCGTGGTGCAGCTTCTCCATGCAGGCGTTGTCGCCGTACGCGCAGAAGCGGAAATCCCAGGACGTGAGAATCCAGTTCGATTGGCAGCCGGCGCACTCGAGATCGCGCGGGCCGACGTAGCGGATCTTGTACGAGGGGTCTCCGCCGCGGGCGATATAGCGGTGCTTGGGAAGCGTCGTGCCGCTCGCGTAGACGATCGGCACGTCGGTCGTGCCGGCGACGTGGAGCGTTCCACCGTCGACGCCGACGACCGCATCCGCGTAGCCGCAGATGTCGCGGAGCTCAAGGAGCGTCGTCTTCTCGCGCAGGTCCAGGCATTCGAACAGCAGCGTGTTCGGGATCATGTCCGCCTGGTCGCGGATGACGATCTTCTCCAGCTTGCCGTCGGCGGTCTGCGCGTTCGTGCGCGACTCTTTCGTGCCGACGAGCACCGGCCGGTAGCCGTTCTCGACG